GTAGGACCACGGTTCGTGTGGGACGATCTCACGAGAGTCCGTGCCGATGGCGCGCAGCTGATCGACCTCCCCGCCAACGCCCTGAGACAGCTCCTCATCATGCACGACATCGTCGCCAACAACTGCGAGCATACGCTCAATGACGCTGAAAAGCGCCTCGGCGCGCATGCACGTGTTGGAGTCAGACGTGCTAGGGTGAGCGCTCGGCATAAGGCCGAAGAAATCGAAAGCGTACACGTCCGACCCGACAACGAAGCAGTGTGCAGAGCTGAGAATGCCCGCAATGAGCAACAGCCCGCAATAAGCCTCGTCAACCGCGGAATCTCCATGAACGCGCGAGTAGCAGTCGATACGACGCATTGCGTCTCGTACCCACAACATGCGCGACACGCTGAAATCCCAACCAGTTGCGTCTGATGAGCAAGTTTTGCCCGACGTGCCTGTGGTCGTGTGCAACCTCGACAAAGTGCGACCAAGAACCTGCATGCTGTCGTCGCTGTGCCCGACACCCACCATAGGTAGGATCGGGCCAGGTAGGCGCTCTTCCTGATATGCCGCGATATCTGCTTTGTTTTGCGCCTTATGAAGGAAAGCGAACAATAGCTCGTCGAGCACTGAAAGAGGCCATATGACGCGATAGCGGCCTTCGGCAACTTTGGAGGGTTTATGCGCCTCTGGTTTAAGATAAGGCAGACACGGGTCTCTAAGCCCGTAGTATATAGTCTGCTCTGGGGTGAGATTTGAAACATCCGGGGTGCCGTGAGCGCTCCACAATGCGAGCCGAAGGAACGCAAGGTGCACTGTTTTGGCCGGGGTGGCCTGCCAGACGCACTTGGTACCCGGCTGGGCGAGCCTTGCAAATCCCGCTGACTTGGTGCCGTCAAGGCACTCGAGCACTTTGTACAACTGTTCCAGTAATGGTCCAGAGTAGTCGTGCTGATTGTCTGCGAAAGAAGCGTAAATGGCTGCCGCTGAAGCCTCAGTAACCTTAATCGGCTGCAGAGCTTTGGGCCGCTTGTTACATTGAACCCTGATGCTCTTAAGCAGCGCGCTAAGTCCATCGACACCCGTCGGGGGAAACCTCCACTTGTCG